GCTGCGCGGCAGCAGCTCGCCTGCTTCGGTGGCCTGAATGACCTTGGCGGCCCGGTCGGACATTCGCTGGGCAAGCCCCGCATCGAAGGGGACCAGCTCGGCGTAGATTTCCATGGTGTCGGCGTTGACCGCCGTGAAGAGCGCCGGGTGCTCGTGCAGGGTCAGGTAGCTCTGGTAGACCGCAACCTGCGCGGCGTAGACCGGCTTGGCCACGGCCAGCTTGTGCTTTTGCAACTCACGCCAGGACTTGGACCCCAGGCACTTGTTTTCCCAGAGCGCTGGGTAGGCGAAGCCCTCGGGTCCACCCACCAGCACGCCATCGATATGACCGCGCAGGCGGCCTTGGGCCACGCTGAAGCCAAACTGCCGGCCATCGGCGTCTTCCGTTTTGAGGATGAAGCCGGCCATCCGCAACCAGCGAATGACCATGGTCTCGGTCTGATGCCCACGCTCGAAGATGCGCAGCAGCCGGCCACCGAAACCCTTGCCGGGGTCGACCGGTGCCTGCGCATACTCGAACTGCAACTGCCGCTCGCACGACACCCCCAGGCGGGAGCCGCCCAGGTATTGGCGTGGCGGCGTGGCATCGCGCTCCTGCTCCAGCGCCTGATCCATCAGTGCCTCGATGCGGCCGGAGAGGCTGGCTGATGCGTTGAAGTCCAGCATCAGTTCGTCTCCCAGGGCAGATCGCTTTCCAAATCGGCGAAAGGATCGTCGACCATGGGCGTCATGCCACGCACCGGTGGGTACTTGGCCTCCTGGTGGTAGGCGGCCATGGCATCGGTGTAGCGGGTGACGATGGCGTCGATGACCTGCAGGGCCTCTTTTTCAGAGTAGGCGCCCAGCGGTTTATCAAAGCCAATGTCACCGGCCACATCGCCAAAGGCCCGCAGGCACGAACGCATCGCAGTGCGTTCAACATCAGAGGCATCGATCATCTCGACCTCCTGGTTGAACCGTTGCGCGTCGACCCAGTTGCCGTACATCTTGTGGAAGGCATCCTGGCAGCGGCGACTGCAAAACACCCAGTCCAGCGGGTAGCGCTTGGGGTTGCCGGTTGAATAACGGTTGTCGCTGTGCCCCAGGCCCCGAGCCTGGCGACTGCACACCCAGCATTTGCCTCGCATGCATGTCGCCTCCTCACTGCGCCCAGGTGGGCTTGCCCGTGGGCACCACAGGGCGCGCGGGTTGCGTTTTCTGGGCGTATGCGGGGACAGGTTGCACCGGCGCACCAGAGTGGCCACCGCCGCCCATATTCCCGCCAGGGCCACGAGTTGCACCAGCCATGGCCACGTAGTCCTTGTGATCGGGCTCGATGGCGATCTTGACCACATTGCGGTCCTCGCCTTTGCCGTCCTTTTCCACATCGACGCGGGCCAAGAACTCGATGCCATCCAGGTCGGCAAAGCTGTTGATGCGCCGGGCAGCGGCGGCCTGCGGCGAGTTGTCTTGCGGCTGCACGTTGCGTGCGCTGTTCAGCACAGCCCGGATGAAGCTGCGCCCCATCTGGCCCCAGGCGGGCCCTTTGGGCGAGAGCAAACCGACGTTGGACCACATCTTGCGCTTGGCAAACGGGCCATCGGTGACGACAAATTCACAAGCCAGGTACACGGCGCCGGTGTCAAAGGACTGGGTGGCGTAACCGCCGGTCCAGCCCTGGGTGTGGTCGTCATGGCCGCCGGGTTTGATGGTCATGCGCACTGGCACGGTGATGCCGCGAGGGATCAGGTCGAAGCCACCTTGCTGAGCTTCGGCGTCATTGAAATCGTTCCAGCTGGCGGGAGCCGTGGCGTGGTCGTAGGTGTTCATGGGGTGTCCTTTCAGTTGGTGTGTTCGGTGTTGGGGTTGGCGCCGGGGGTCTGACCCAGGCACTTGGCGATGAGCCGGCCCAGGTGGGGTTCTTCAATGGGGTCGAGACGGCCGCTGCGGTCTTTGCTGGGGAAGCCAAAGCTGTTGTCGGCGCCGGTCACAAAACCCCGGTAGCTCGTGCCGTCGTCCGCCTTGAGCACGGCCAGAGTCACCACCTCATCGAGCACGCCGGGAAGTTCCAGCGCCGTCTTGCTGCCTTCGAGTTGCAGCTGGTAGTAGCGGCGGTTGAAGTCGTCGGTCTTCTCTTCGAGGATCGCGACGTAGATGACGTGCTTGTCGCGCACGTGCTGCAAATGCGTGAGCGCCGTGATCATTTCCTGGCCCAGCAAGCCATACGCCCCCCGGTTGTCGGGCTTGCCGGTTTTCTCGCTGAAGGCCTGCGGCTGGGTTTTGCACCAGGCCAGGCACAACCTTGAGAGCACCGTCAGGCTGTCGACAAAGTAGGTGTCGTACTTAGCCAGCTGCGCCGGGTCGCCATAGGTGGCACAGACATGGTCGAAATGCGCCTTGGAAAAGGCCTGGTCCGCAGAGGCCGTTGGCATGGGGCCGGCCAGGAACACCACCAGGTCGCGGAATTCCTGCCAAGTGCGTGGGCGCACCGTGTCACCGGGCCAGTCCTTGACCGACAGATCGCCCGCTTCCAGATCGACGAACAAGGTGGAAGCTGGCGGCAAGGTCCGCAACTGGGTGGTTTTGCCCACGCCGGGGAACCCGACCAGGCCGACCTTGGCGCTGTGCCGTTCTTTGAGCCGTTCTTCGGCAGAAATGATGGGCAACATCACTGTGCTCCCTCTGCCGCCGTGGGCTTGCGCAGGGTGAATTTCGCAGCCTTGGGCTTGACGGTGCGCGCGGCCATGAAGGGCTGGCGAAACACCTCGGGCCAGGCCTTGAAGCGAGATTCGCTCACGCTGTACTTGGCCGTGATGAATTCGGTCGGATCCTGGCCGGCGGCCACTATGCGGCTCCAGATGGTTTGCAGTGCCTTCTGGTCCCAGGTCACGTCCTTGCTGACCTCCACGGCCACATCGAACTCGCCGTCGAACACATGCGTGGTGCCGGTGTCCTTGTTTTCGGCGAGCAGTTGCGCCTTGGCCTGTTCGCCGTAGCGCAAGTCCAGGCCGGTCTGGATCATGTTGGACAGCGCCGCCAGCTCGGATTTGGCAGCTGCCTCGAATCGCTTGAGATCGGCCACATGGGCAAGCGGCAGATCGCGGATGACCGCAGCCGACAAGTCCATGAACTGCACGGGCAGTGAAATGCCACTGCGCTGGAAAGCCGCCTCGAGTGCCGAGGATTCGGTGGTGGGGGTGATGGCGACGGTGTTCATGCGGCCACCGCCTTGCTTGTGCTGGCGCGCATGCTGTCTTCCTCGAAGGCCTGGATGTCTTCGAGGCGATAGCGGACCTGGCCGCGCAGTTTCAGAAAGACGGGGCCGATGCCCTCGGCACGCCACCGCTCGATGGTGGATTCACTGAGTTGCCAACGCTCTGCCAGCTGACTCTGTGAGATGTGTGAAACGGTTTCGGACGCTTGCACGTGAATCTCCTTGATGGTTGATGGGCCCTGGTTTCAGACCGCTTGGGAGCGGTGCTAACCAGTGCTGGCATTGCATCAATCGGGAGTCCACAAACCAGTCCGCAGAGTCCACAGAAACAGTCCACAAACCTGCAGCGTGCGGTGTTGCCTCCATGTATGCGCGGAGACCTGAGCTTGCCAAATGTCAGATATCAAACTAAATTTCTGACACCAAGAGCGCAATGATGAGTACCCTGACCGAATCAATCCTTGCAACAGCCGAGACCTTGCCAGAAGGAGGTTTGCTGTCGCCCAAAGAATTCCTGCACTTGGCCAGCCGTTCCGCAGTGGATAAAACACTGTCGCGCCTGACGAAAGACGGCCATCTATTGCGTGTAGGACGTGGCTCCTACACGCGCCCTGTGGTTGGTCGGTTTGGTGCCCGCCCGCCATCCATGGACACCGTCATTGATGCCATTGAAGCCGTCAGCGGTCATACCGTTGTGAATAACGGTGCGGCGGAGGCCAATGCACTCGGCTTGACGACACAAGTGCCAACACGTGATGTGCTTTTGACCTCAGGGCCTCCGCGGATGCTGCGTTTGGGCGAACGAGTGATCGAGATAAAGCACGGCAATCGGTGGCAATCGGTGCTGGGCAAACGACGTGCGGGTCAAGTCATCCGTGCATTGGGATGGTTGGGGCCGGAGGCATCCCAAGCGACCTTGCGTCGTCTCTGGAAACAGCTATCGCCAGAAGACTGGCAAGACTTGCTTTCGACAAGAAGAATGATGCCCGCATGGATGGCACGGGCTGTGAGCGAAGCCCTTCCTGGATGATTGGATCGCGCTCAGCGTGATACCAACCAACCGCTGTCATCTGGCGAAATCACCAGCTCGTACTCCTTGTCGCCAGGGATGTAGCGGATGAAGGTTTCGTAGACGAGCTTGTTGCGGTCGAATTGCTTGACCGGCCGGAAATTCCTCGCCGTCGACCCACACGCATGGCGCAGCGCGCTACCTTCCATCCGGTGATCAAAGTCGTCCATCAGCGCCAGCAGAATGTTGGCTTGCATGGCTTCCAGCGGATAGGCCACGCCGTCGATGTAGGCCTTGCGCTCGGACCGGACATACCGCAGCGTCGTGCCCAGGTCCGGTGCCGAATCATGCACTTGGTACACGGCGGCTGGCTCCATGACGCGGTCAGCAAAGAACTCGAAGCGGTTTTGCGACACGCGCATCAGATCGGCCAGATGCACCACGTCGTACTGCGCCAGCGCAGAACTGACGGGCAGTGGCACCGGGCTGCTGGTCAGGATGCGTGCACTGCGATCTGCGCGATGCTGGGCCAGGTGAACCAGCAGTTTGCGGACTGTGGCGTCACGGTTGAGGTGGCGTGAGAAATACCATGTGATCGGTTTGCCACGCCGCTCCTCGACGATACCAATCCGCCAGGCCAGTTCGGGCACCAAGCACTCGAGCTGATGACGATTCAGATCCAGCCCCGTAGCCAGATGGCCGACCACCCGTTCGAAGTTGACAACCGTGGTTTGGCGCACGCTGCGTGGTGCCTCGAAATCTTCGCAGTCGCCGCCACACAAAAGAAGCACCTTGTCGCCCGGCAGTTCACGCACCACGCGTGCCATGTCATCGCGGCACTCCGGGCACTGCAACCAGTTGAGCGGCTCACCAAAGCCGATCAGGTGTTCACGCCGCAACTGGGCCAGCGCATCCTGGTTACCCAAGTCGGTCAGCAGAGGGCCCGAGATTTCCTTGGCGGTGCTCTCCAGCATCCGGCACAACAGGGCCGTGGCCTCGATTTGCATTTGACTCATGCCGCCGCACCGGGTGATTCGACAATGCCCAGGCCGCGCATTACACACTGCGCCAGCAGCTGATTGCGGTGCGACAGGTTCTTGATGGTGGTTGAGCCGCTGGCGTACACGTCGAAACTGAAGTGGCCCTCACGGCGGCTTTGCTGGTCACGCGTGTAGACCATGAGCGTGGCGCGATCCATTTCGAATTCGGTGTCGAAGGAATGCGCGACTTTCAGCTTGTCGCGGGCCACGTATATGGCGTCCTCACGATTGGCCTCGGGACTGGCTTCGATCTGGATGGCGCTGCTGCGCTGGTCGGCCGGTGTGAACTTCGCCCGACGCAGCCGAACCTTCTGGATGCCCTGCGTCGACCAGTCTTCTTTGGGCGCCAGTAGCCCGTCGCTGAGCGCACCAAGCCTGAACCTGCTGGGCGTGATTGGCTGAGGATCCAGTTCGGTTTTGACCAGGTGCTTGCCAAACAGGGCAATCACTTTCTTGTGGTTGTCCTTGCCGCCCTTGACCACGGTTTCCACCACGCCCGATTTCGGGTGGTAAACCAGCGCATTTTCCAGGGCAATGCGGGTGACGATGCGTTTGAAGTCGTGTTTACGGAACTGGGCGATAGTCGTGATCGGCCCCTCTACATACAGCGTGAACTGGATGCTGCCATCAGCACCGTAGTGACTGACCTCGATGTGAGAGCCAATACCCGCACCGCTCTTTTGGTAGAGCGCCGCCACGTCCTGCTTGAACGCTTCCAGGGATTCACGATCGAGATGGGGCACAAGGTTGGCCAGCACCTCATTCTGGTCCCAAGCTCGACCGTCGCTCTTAGCCCGAAATGCCAGGTGCAATTCGATGTCCCGAAATGTCTGCTCGTGGTGAGCAAGCACCCACAGCGCCTGCTCGCGCGGATCCAGGCCCTGTAGATGATCAATCGCAGCCGCATCATGGGCCAGCGCCAACGCAAACTCCCGAGCGCCAGCCTCGGTGCCCGTGATGCGTGCTCGACGCAAAGTTTCGTTCCAGCTGAACAGGCCTTCTTCCAACTCGACCTTCTGCGCCGTGGTCAGGCTCAGATCATCCTGCAGCTTGGTCTGCAAAGCGTCCACGGCATCGGCCAGCGCTTTGCGTGCAATCTTTTCCGGCACATTCCAGTCCAGTGTGAGATGCACGCCCAGGGGGTGGACAGAGACAAAGTCCTGCAGAACAGGTATGGCGATATAGCGCAGGAAATGGCGGGGGTTGAAGATTTTCATTTTGTCTCCGGGGTGTTGTGGGTCTGAGTTACGGGTATCTGCGCACCAGGCCCACCACGACACCGAAGATCTCCAACTTGCCATTGGGTCGAATGACGTCGAATTCGGGGTTGGCCGGCAGCAGGCAATAGCCCCCTCTGTCACGGCCGAGGGTCTTGAGGGTGAATTGGTCGTCCACCACGGCGACCACCTGTTCACCCACTTGTGCATCTTGACGGCGCTCCACCACGGCAATGTCGCCGCTGTGAATGCCGGCATTGATCATGGAATCGCCCTTGACGCGGATCAGCACCGTCTGCCCCGGCTCCTGGATCAGGTAGCGGTCGATGGTCATCTGCTCCACGCCAGCGTCCAGCGTGGTCACGGGCATGCCTGCGGGCACCGGTTCGTTGGCCACCACGCGCTCGAAAAAACGCTCGGTCGGCGCCCAGTCGCCATCGGGCGTGCGCTCCAACATGCCGGCAACTTCCAGACGTTCGAGCACTTTCTTCACGGCCGATTTGGAGGCATAGCCCAGGACTTCCATCAGCCGGGCGTAGGACGGCAGCACCCGGTGCTGGGCGTAGTAGCGCTGCAGGGTCGCCAGATGTTCGTGATCGTGGAGGGCTTTCATGATGATCTTGATTATAGAGAACGTACGTTCGCCATGCAAGCAAATCTCAAAAATCGGCAAAACCGCCAGGCCGAGCAAGAAAATTTGGCGTCGTTCCCGCAGCCTTCCTCATCTGTCCCCAGCCTTCCCCAACTCCCTTCTGGTGTTGCCGTGGCCTCTTCCTGAGAATTTGCGTATGCAGTTTTTCTTTCAGGAGCCCCTACCAATGAACGATGTCAACCAGACTCCGCCCGACAAGATGCGGACCGATGAACGCCTCGATGAGGTGGCCCAGTTGCTGGCCAGAGGCCTGCAGCGCCTGCGTGTGGCACATACCAACGGCAGTGACGGAAAGAGCACGTTGGGACTTGGCTTTTCTGGCACCCAGCGCCTTCATACGGACACGTTCAACGAAGTCACGGAGTCCCAGTAATGAGCATCAGATCACCCTACGTCACACCGCCATCGGTGCTGGCACAAATCACTGCGCTGCCAGACCTGTCCATGGCGGACATCAAAGCGCTCTGGCTGGAATTGTTTGAAGAAGACACCCCGACCCACAACCGTCAGTTCCTGGAAAGGCGGATTGCCTACCGGCTGCAGGAAATCGCCTTCTGCAAGGTCGACCGCCATCTGATCGACCGCAACAAGCGCCGCATCCAAGCCATCCTGGACACCGGCCGCAACACGCAGGACAACGGCGACGCGCCACTGATGGCGGGCACCGTGCTAGTACGCGAATACCAAGACAAGGAACACCGCGTGATGGTGTTGCCGGACGGCCAATTTGAATATGAGGGCCGCCCATACCGCAGCCTGTCGCGCATCGCACGTGAAATCACGGGTACCGCGTGGTCAGGGCCGGTCTTTTTCGGGCTGAAAACGCAAAAGTCGGCCAAGAACAAGAAGAAGGGAGCGCGCGCATGAGTGATACATTCAAACGCCGCCAGCGCTGTGCGGTGTACTGCCGCGTGTCCAGCGACGAACGACTGGATCAGGCCTTCAATTCGATCGACGCCCAGAAAGAAGCCGGGCATGCCTATGTGGCCAGCCAGCGCAGCGAAGGCTGGATTCCGGTGGCCGACGACTACGACGATGGCGGATTCTCCGGCGGCAACATGGAGCGTCCTGGCTTGCGTCGGCTGATGCAAGACATCGAGGCCGGCAAGATCGACATCGTGGTGGTCTACAAAATAGACCGCCTCACGCGCAGCCTGGCCGATTTTTCGAAGATGGTCGAAGTGTTCGAACGCGCTGGCGTGTCATTCGTTTCCGTGACCCAGCAGTTCAACACCACCACGTCCATGGGTAGGTTGATGCTGAACGTCTTGTTGTCCTTTGCGCAGTTCGAACGCGAGGTGACAGGTGAACGGATCCGCGACAAGATTGCCGCCAGCAAGCGCAAAGGCATGTGGATGGGTGGCGTGCCACCCCTGGGTTATGACGTCGACAATCGCCGGCTGATTCCGAACGAGCGGGAAGCCAAAATCGTACGGCACATTTTTAAGCGATTCGTGGAGCTGGGCTCCGGGACCAAGTTGGTGAAGGAGTTGCAACTGGACGGTCTGAAGTCCAAATCATGGACCACACAGGACGGCAGGCAGCGAGAGGGCAAGCCGATCGACAAAAGCTTGATTTACAAAGTTCTGAGTAACCGCACCTACCTGGGGGAGTTGCGGCACAAGGATGCGTGGTTCAAGGCGGAGCACATGCCTTTGATCAAGCTCAGCGCCTGGGAGGCTGCGCAGTCAGTGCTGCAGGTCAGCCCACGCGTGCGCGCCAACAACACCCGGGCCGCCATTCCGTTCTTGTTGAAGGGCCTTGTGGAAGGGGCCGACGGCCGCAAGCTGACACCCGCCTGGACGCGCAAGGGCGCCGGACGGCTGTATCGGTACTACATCCACACCCGCGAAAACAAGGAATATGCAGGCGCATCCGGCCTGCCCCGGTTGCCGGCCATCGAATTGGAGGGCAATGTCATGGACCAAGTCCGGCAAATCCTGCGCGCCCCGGATCTCAAAACCAGGGTTGCCAAGGCCATGAATGCATTGGACCCGAGCATTGACGAAGCGCAGGTGTGCGTGGCCATGCTAAAAATCGACCAGATCTGGGACCAGCTGTTTCCAGCAGAGCAGGAACGCATCGTGCGCTTGCTGATCAAAAAGGTGGTCGTCACGCCGTACACGATCGAGGTGCAATTCCGACCCAACGGAGTTGAAATCCTGGCCACCGAGATGATGGTCAAGGATCGCAAGGCGGTGGCTGAGGAGGTGGCAGCATGA